CTTGAATAATGATGAAGCAGCAAGAAATTCTCCATTTGCATATATGAATACGATCAAGAGCTTCACTCAAATGTCTGCTGCTAGTGCTCCATCACCAACAGTAAATGTCCAAGTGAACAATGCTACGCAAGTGAACAACATCAAGGCTGAACACTTTGATAGATTGTCTAAGGCTCTTGAGATTTCTGCAGGAATTCCTGAACTCGGCCCTTCTGAATGAATGATGTACGAATCTATTCGCCGGATGAAGTAGCTGAAACTAGAAGAAAGGGAGAGGAGAAGTTAGGAGATTTGACTTCTGACCAAGTTAGACATCTAAGACACAAGGCTAAGAATGATTTATTCTTTCTTGCTTATGGAGTTTTAGGTTATGATAAGTTATCAAGGAATCTTCATTTACAACTGTGTAAGTGGTTACAGTCCTTTGATAACTCTCAGTATCGTCTAATTCTTCTTCCTCGTTCTCACTATAAGTCTACTATCACAACTATCTCTGACTCTATTAGAATTGCACTTCCTGATGACCTAGGAACATCTCCATATCCTAGAAATCTTGGAATGAATGCTCGTATTCTACTAGCTCACGAAACTGACTCATCAGCTCAGAGATTCCTCTCTTCTATTAGAGACTTCATCTATCGCTCTGATGTTCTTCTTGCTCTCTTTCCTGAGATTACTCCTACAAAGGGAAGAACAGATAACAAGGGTGAGTTAGAACTGAATAGAGATAAGATTTGGTCTGAGCCAACTTTCTCTACGATGGGTGTGGGTGGTAAGAAGCAAGGCGCACACTTTGATTATATCAAGGCGGACGACCTTCAGGGTGAGAGTGCTACCTACTCTAAGTCAGAGAAAGCTACTCTTATTCAATGGACGGATAACTTACAGTCGTTCTTAGTTACTCCGACAACAGACCATATTGATTTCGTAGGTACTCGATGGGCTTTCGATGATGTATGGAAGCACATTATGAATACCTATGAGGATGAGTTAAAGGTTTATTCAAGGTCTGTTGAAGAGTATGATCCTAGTGTAAAGAGAAAGGTTCCTATCTTTCCTGAGCAGTTCACAGAGAAGTCTCTAAATATTCTTCGAAAGAATAAGAGAGTCTTCAATGCTCAGTATCTGAACAATCCTTCTGAAGGTGCTTCTCGATTCGAGCCTGAGTGGAGAAGATACTATAACTATAATGGAAGAGATGTTCAGGTGTTTGATGGAGAGAATCACTATGTGTATCAGATAAGTGATTTGGATAAGGTCATTCTTGTTGATCCAGCAGTGACAGGTAACTTTGGTTATTGTGTTACTGGGATGAATCATAAGGGTGAAGTGTTTGTTCTTGAGTCATATAAGAGAGAATGGTCACAACCTGACTTTGTGAACTTCTTATTCTCTCAAGTAATCAAGTGGAATCCTCGTTGTGTGGTGATTGAAGACCAGTTGTTTATGGTTCTCTATCAGCACTGGTTAACGAGAGAGATGGCTGCAAGAAGAACTAAGTTCAAGATTGAACAAGCTAAGACTAGAAATAAGCAGAAGGAGGAGAGAATTATGGGATTAGCTCCTTACTTTGCTGCTGGTCAAATCTTCTTCCATCAAGAACAGTATGATATTAATGAAGAGTTTGATGAATTCGGTGCCTCCGATAATATCCATATTCTCGATGCACTAGCCTATGGCCCTGGATTCTGGCGTAAACCTCCTCAGATGAATGTCCTTCAATCTAATCAGGCTGCGGAGCGATTTATTTTGAAAGGTAGAGATTCGGTTACTGGGTATTCATCTATGTATGACGAGGACTAAATGAACAAGCAAGCTTTAATTGCTCTACTCATCTCACTTTCTGGTCTTGCTTTACATCCAGAAATCCTTGGAGTTCTCCCTTCTAAGGTTGCTACCTTTGTTAGCTTGACTGGAATTGTTCTCCAAACATTTGCTAAGTCAATCAAAGATGCCTCCACGGAAGAGTAAGAAGACTCCTTCAGAGATTCAAAGAAGAATTGATAGAAAGAAAGAAGCTCTTCCTGCTGAGAGAGTTAACCAAGACCAGTATGGTTATGTATCTGGTTCTCTTCAGTATATGAGAGATAACAGAGCGAGCCTGTCTCCATCTCAAAAAGCTCAGTTGGATGATATTGAAAGAGCCAGAAGAGAGAACTATGATCCTATTGTAAGTGTTAGGATTCCTAATTATGTACAACCAAATGGAAGACAGATTCCAGCTTTTAGAAATAACAATCCAGGAAATATTAGAAGTACACGAACTGGAGAGTTTATTAGATATGACAATCCCGCCGCGGGAGCTCAAGCCTTAGAGCAACAGCTGAGAATTGATTCGGCGAGAGGATTGACTGTTGAGGAGTTTGTTTATAAGTATGCTCCTCCTGGAGAGAATGACACAGAGAAATATATTCGTCAGTTAAGCAACTCGACTGGTGTGAATAGAAACTCTGTGATTAGACAGGTTCCTTTAGCTGAGCTAACTAACTTTATTGCTATGAAGGAATCTGGTTCTAGAGTTGAACGTCAATCCCAATCAGCTTTCCAAGGTCGGGGAGCAGGAGCTAAGTTCTAATGAAGAAGTTTTGGGAAAGCAAGAATCCTAAGAAAGAATCTAAAAAGTTAACTCCCGCCCAAAAGACTGCGGCAAAGAAAAGGGCTAAGGCGGCAGGAAGACCTTATCCTAATTTAGTTGACAATGCTGCGGTTGCGCGGAGCGCGGGGAAGCGAGCGTAGCGAGCGGGGCGGCGGGATGCGTGAGCGATAACTGAACTCTCGCAAGACGCAGTTAAGGGGTTGGGCGCAAGCAAAACTATCCACTACGGGAAGAACTATGCCTATCAAATCAAAGCAACAAGCTAAGTTAATGTATGCTGCTGCTTCTGGTTCTGTTAAGAATGGACCATCTAAGAAAGTAGCTAAGGAGATGATTGCTAAGACTCCTAAGAAGAAGATGGCTAGAATGATGAGAGGTAAGTAATGGCCGCTCTAGACGAACTTCATATTCCTTCATCTATTACTCCTTTTGCAGAGAAGGAAATTCCTACTACAGATTCTACAGTTAAGCTCTCTTCTCCTGAAAAGGTTAGAGAACTAGTCTCTAGATTCTTCTGGTTATGGTATCAAGATAACTACCATAAGGTTGCCTTCCGAGTTTCCTTATTCAGAAGCTTCATTAAGGTATCAATTTATGTTCATCAGTTAGAAGATTTATTCATCTCACTCTTTGGCCCAAAAGATGGCGTATCCTCCTGAGATTTATTTAGGTGATGAGCAAGAAGAGGGCCTTAAGAATAAGCTTCGATTTGTTATCGATAATCATCGCGCTGAACGTTCTGGCTGGGTTGATGATTTAAGACGATATCAAAAGGACTACTGGGCTTCTCCTAATGTAAAGGAAAAGGTTTATCCTTTCGTTGGTGCATCTAATCTAGTGATTCCTTTAACAGCTATCGTGACTGAGGCTGTTCACGCTAGAGTAATGCAGAGACTCTTTAGCTTAGACCATCTTGTTAGTTGTAAGTTCAATGATCCATTCTGGTCTAAGTATGACAGACCAATTGAACGTTGCTTAGATTGGCAACTGATGGATCAAATGAAGATTCGGGACCAGTTTGAGAACGTTGCATTAGAGATTATCAAGCTTGGTACTGGAGTAATGAAGGATGGTTATAGAAGAGTAGAGAAGACTATTGTTGCAGATGGTGAGCCTGTAACAACTGTTCAATACGCTGGTCCGTGGGTTGAACCAGTACCGCTCGCTAATTTCTTAATGCCCTTCACCTCACAAGACCCACAGACATCTGATTGGGTTGGTGAAGAACACACAGACAACCAATATCAATTTCTTTTAAATGAACAGACAGGCCTATTTAGACCAGGAAGCTATCAAGCATTAACAACCTGGTTCACTGCTACATCTCAGGTAAATCTTTCTTCACAGCCATATACTCAAGAGTTAGATGTTCTTGAGAATCAACAACCAGTTTGGCCTACTAGAATTGGTTGGTATGAGATTTATATGCCGTGGAGTTCTGATGATGAGAGATTAGCAGGAAGAAAGAAGGAGATTGTAGTCCTCTATCACTATGATTCCAATACTGTCTTAAGCATTAGAGATAACTGGAATCCAGATGGTCGTCGGCCTTATGAGCTTGGCGTCTATATGAAGGTAGAGAATCGTTGGGCTGGTATTGGTGTTGCAAAGCAGAGCGAGCAATTCCAGAGAGAAGTAACTGTTCAGCATCGTCAGAGATTAGATGCAGGTACTCTGGCCAATGCGAATATGTTAAAGGTTAAAAAGTTAAGCGGTGTATCGCCTAACGAACCTGTATTCCCTGGTAAGCTTTGGTTTGTAGATGAGATGGATGATGTGATGCCATTCCAATTAGGAGGCACATATCCTGCAGCATCTAACAATGAGCAACAAACACTTTACTATGCACAACAACGCTCGGGCATTAATGAACTTACTTTAGGGATGCCTCAGGCGGGAACTCCCGGCACAGCCACATCTGATATGGCTCGTGTTCAGGAGTCTGGTTTAAAGTTTGATTATAATATTTCAAATATCAGAAATATGTTAACTAGAGTCATTACTAATACTGTGTGTAACATTCACACATATGGCTTATCTGATCCAAGATATTATGACTTCATTCCAGAAGGCAGAATGATTGAGCAGTTCTTCCAACTGCCTATCTCACTCTTACGCTCTGGAATCATTTGTAAGTTTGAAGTCGTTGGTCAGTCAGCCAACAAGGTATTAGATAGAAACAATTGGCTACAGTTAACTCAAATCTTTACACAATACTATCAGAATGCGATGGGTGTAGCACAGATGACTCAGCAACCCCAACTTGTTCTAGCTGTTGCTCTGCAGTCACTCAATGCTTCAACTATTGCATTCAGACATATCCTAGAATCTTATGATATTCCAAATCCAGACAAACTAACTTTATCTTCTTTAATCAATGGACTTATCCCAAGTAGTGAAGGGCCAGGACAAAATCTTGGAGGAAGTCAGGGATTTGGCGCGCCGAACTCAGTTCCAATCGGCGCTCCGACTGATACAGGAAATCCAACTTCAGTACCTACGATCATTGGGTGATTCTCCTGATGACCCTTACAAGATGTCAGTAGCAAAAGGAAAGTACCAAGCAGCACACTTTATTCACTCCGCTTTATACCAACTATTCGTTGAGGCTCAAAGAAATGACAATTCCTCCAATCAATCCAGACACAATCCCGTCAGAGAATCCCAACACGCCGACCTCTACGAGTCAGCCGGCGACTCAGCTCCCTACTGAGCTTGAATTATTAAGAGCTCAAGTTGGTCAGCTAACGGGAATTGTTCAACAATTAGCAACATCTCAGCAGCCTCGTCCACAAGAGCCACAGTATCAACCAATGCAGGTTAATCCTGATGATTGGTCTGACCCATCTCGCGCTCCTACAATTATGCAAGAGATGATTCGTAGAGAGATTAGTCAGGCTGTGGCTCCGCTGGACAACTTCCGTAAGCAGTTTGATAGAACTAATACTTATAATGTAATCAAGCAACAGGTTAAGAATTCCAATCCACAGCTTGCTAGATATTGGAATCATATCGAGCCTTCACTTGATGCTACATTTGGTACTGGGCAGATTGACGTTAATCCTCAGTTAGTTCTTTATCAGGCTCAAGCAACACTCGGAAGCATTATGTTAACTAATCCATCATTATTAAATCCAACTCCTGCTCCAGCTACACCAATGATTCCACCATCTGGAGCAACTCCACCATCTCTCCCAAATCCTTCTCAGAATCTTCGTCCTCTGTCTGATAACGAGGCCAAGATTGCCCGCGAGAGGGGGCTCACCCACGAGCAATACTTGCAAATGGCTGAGGGAAGTGCTATTGTTATCTCACCGAAGTTCGGCAAGGAGTAATTAAAAATGGCAATCGAGCGTCCTACAATCAATCTATCTAAGAAGACTAACCCAACCGAAGAACTTCGTAAGGAGTTCAGAGCAAAGGCTGCTCGTGTTGTGAGCAGAAGTTTTCTTATCGATCGCCTAAATGTCGAACTTCCATCTGATGTTTATGGTGAGTGGGTGGCAGATAATCCCGTTTCAATCGCCGAAGCACAAGCTCTAGGATTCGAAATCGATAAGGATTACGCTACCAAGAATAAGCTTCATTCCAATGCTGCTGGTGAGGCAAAGGTCGGCGATGTTGTTTTTATGACTATGCCAAAGTGGATGAAGGAAGAGTTAGATATTGTTAAGAAAGAAGAATACGAGCGGCATCACGGAGTCCGTAAGGGTTCTAAGCCCGCTGAAGAGGCAGAGTATGCACGCAACATTTCGAGAGAAACTCCGCTTATCAATGAATCGAAGACAGATAATCGAGAGATTACGTCCTTAGTTTCTGACTAACTCTTTCTTATAGGTGATTTATGGCAGTTATTATGCAGCCAGCGAGAACTGCTCCTGGTGCTGTTCCTTCAGTTGTTTATGGTCAGTATGCTTCTGCTGACTCAATTGTTCAGGGTTCTGTTCTTACTTTAACTTCTGGCGAGTATACTTTAGCTGGAACTGACCCAGCATTAATTGCTGGTGTTGCTCTCCAAGCTAAGGATACTGCTCCTGGTTATCAGGCAGCAAACAATCCTGTTCCAATCACTGGCCGTCAGCAGAAGATTTCTGTTGCTCAGGCAGATAGAACTGCTGTGTTTTCTGCAACTCTTACTAACGGTTCTTCTACTAGAGTTGCTCCTGCACAGACAGATGTTGGTGCTCAGTATGGCATCACTGCTTATTCTGGTGTTTGGACTGTTGATAAGGCGAAGACAACGACTTCTGCTCGCGTTTCAATTGTTGGTATTGATACCGAGATGAATCTTGTTTTCTTCAAGTGGCTCGCCGACCACATCTACGGCGCAACCTGATAACTAAAGGAGATTAAATAGAATGTTAGTCCAAGGCGCATTTAATGCTCTATTCCGTCCAGGTCTTAGAGCAGATTTCCGTGATAACTATGAGATGTATCCGCCTGAGTATTCGGCATATCTCAAGACTTCAACGATGTCGACTCCTGAGCTTCGCGCTGTTGTTATCGCGGGCCTCAACAGACTAGTTGAAATTGGTGATGGTGAGCCAGTTACTTATGACAATCCGAAGATTTCTCCGGTTGTTATGGGTGTTGATAGAGAGTTCGCTCTCGGCTTTATGCTCACTCGTAAGACTGTTGAAGATGATCAGTATGGTAAGGCCAATCAAGCTGCGAAGTGGCTTGGTCAGGCTACGAGAATGACTGAAGAGTATCGTTCTGCTGCTCTTCTTGACGATGCCTTTACTGGTTCTACCTTTAAGGGTTTCGACAATCTTTCTCTTTGCAACACTGCTCACACTCTTCTTGGTTCGGATTCAACTGCGTCGAACGCTCTTTCGACTCCAGTTGGTCTTTCGATGACTGGTATCACTGGTCTTCAGAATCTTGCAATGAGACTTGTTGACGAGAACGGCAATCCAATGCGTTCTATGCCGCGTAAGCTTATCATCAGCAACACTGCTGGTGAGCTTAACAAGGCTCGTCAAATCTTCTCTTCGGAGAAGGAGCCATTCACAGCAAACAATACTGACAACGCTCTTCGTATGGAGTTCGGTCAGCCAGAGATTGTTGTGTCGCGCTTCAAGTCTTCACAGAAGTCTTACTTCTTAGTTGATGACCGCCTCAACGATGCACACTTCGTGACTCGTCGTGCGCCAACCTTCAGCGATGATTTCGACTTCAATACCGATGTTGCACTTTACAAGGTGTCAACTCGCTTCTTAATCTGGTTCGTCGATTGGAGAGGTTGGTTCGGCTCCAACCCAACCTGATAAGGAGGAACAATGAGTTCAGCTCCTGCTACTAATCTTTCCAATCTCCAACTTCAGCAGAGCGATGGTGATGTTGGTCAGATTGGCGGGATTGTAAAGCGCTTCACTGTTGCTTCAACAATCTTACTCGGAGATGTTGTTTATATCTCCGCTGCCGAGACTGTTGCTAAGTCAACTACAAATTCCAACTACGCCAAGTTTGCTGGTATTGTGGTTGGTGGTTCATCGTTTGATGTCAGTGGTGCAATCAATGTTGATTCAACTCTCATTGGTCAAACTGCTGCTGTTAGCGGTGGATGGGTTTTAGTTATGATTTCTGGAATTGGTTACATTAAGTCTGACGGTGCAATTCTTGCCGGCTCGACTGTAATTCCAGATGCTTCTGTTGCTGGAGAGTGCGATGTCGCAGGCTCAAATCCTGGATATACTTTAGGAATTGCGCTTGAGGCTATTTCGGATGGTAGCGTTGGTCGCCTACTTATCCGTCCTTTCCTCGACGAAGCCTAATCCTTAACTGATTATAGGGAGTAATAATTTGCTCCCTATAGTCAAGGGGTTTAAAATGGATTTTCCAGCTTGTCCTTATGAAGCAAGAAAGGCCAAGATTCAATCTAACACATATCTTCGGCCTTTGATGAATGATGTTGAAGACGAAGATGATGATATGGAGGATGATGATTAATGGCTTTAGGTGATAAGAGACTTAAGTCTAAGATGAGAGAGATGGATACCAAGGAAAGACTTTCCTCTGGTACTTCAGCTACTTCTCTTCCAGCAAGAAGCTATGGTGTAACTTCTGTTCCTACTTCAGCAAGAGCAAGTTTACCTGCTCCTTCTATGCAAGTAGAGTTACCTTCAACATTCTCTAGAGATATCGAGTCTGTTAGAAGAATGACTTCTACTTCTCGTCCTAGAAAGTCTGCTTCTACTGAATTCTTC